ACGAAACCCGCCAAGTAGCGGGTATTTTTTTGTCTTGCTGCTGCGCCGATACGCACATCATATGTCAAGAAAAAGTGTTACGTACGGGCATAAAAAAAGGAGCTTACGCTCCTTCTAATATACTTTCTAAATCGGGGTCGAAGTAATCAGGCCCTTTGAGCACCTTACCGTCTTCGCGGTAAATTGGCTCACCGTCTGGGCCAAGTTTACTCATATTGCTAGAGTGTACTTCTTCAAAGCAAGCATCCAGATCAATGCCAAAAGAATGTCCCGCTCCATAAGTAACATAAAGAATATCTGTCAAAGCATCGGCAATTCCTACAATATCCTGGTTTGCAAGTGCAACTTCGAGTTCTTCTACTTCTTCTCGAATTAAGTCCAATCTCAGTGCACAGGTATTCCAGTCTGGAATCTCTGGCTCATCTTTAACCTCTTGGCCAAAGACCTGCATGAAATCACCTACTAACTCGAAGTTTGTACCGTCCATTATTTTTTCCTTTTTTGTTCTCTTTTAATTGCCGCTTTGCGTGCTGTTTTCTTTGCCATTGAGGGCTTTTCGTAATATTCTTTCTGTCGCAGATCCCATATTTTATCTGCCGCTTTTTTGCGGAATACACGAAGAGCTGCCTCTACGTTACCATTTCTTACACTAACTCGCATTACTTTCCTTTTTTCTTAAAAATGGGGGAAGACCCCATACTTGTCGTGCTTCTACACGAATCATTGGTTCTTTCTTATTGGTTGAGTCGGGATTCGGAATAGTAAGCATAACACGCTTGCCTTTTTGCCAGGCATCAAGTTGATTCAGTGCTTTCTTCATGCCTACACTTGTTGGTGCGCGCTCTGGGCTACCAATTACACCATTGCTAGTTCTTGATTTACGACTTCTCTTCTTTGCCATTATAGTTCCTTTTTAAAAAATAACCAACCACGTTTCTTTAAATAACTTACCTGCTTTCGGATCGAGTTTATACTTCTATCCGGAAAAAGTTCTTGAATCTCAGTATCTGAGGAAACATAGTAATGCTTCCGTAACAAGTTGCGCTCATCTGATGTCCAAGGCCGTTTGCTGTACTGTTTCATATGATATATTATACGTAAAAACACCTCTCATGTCAAGGACTATTTTTAGAAGCACCATAAAAATTTTTTTCTTGACAAACGTTGCGTATTGATGTATAATATACAAAATTATGGGAATAGTATCCCAAGTAAATAAGGAGTTTGAATGGCTACCACCCCAGAAATTGCAATATTTGTATTCTGCTTGATTGGATGCGGGCTTACAAGCTATTTTGTAGGAAGGCAGACAGGAATTGAGGCAACCGTTGAACACTTTATTGACGTCGGAATATTGATAATAGAGGAACCAGAGGATGAGTAAAGGAAGTAGACGAAGACCTATTTCAGCAAGTAACAAAGCAGTATTCGATTCTAGCTGGGATCGAATCTTTAATAAAGAAACGGAGAGACCAACTTGGGAGCATATTTGCAAGCATAACGGAACTACTCTATTATTTGAAGAACAAGAATGTGAATGGTGCGGAGCAAGAAAAGATGATTAAGATTTATACAGGTGCAAACTGTGCCTTCTGCGAGATGGCAAAAAGACTATGCAAAGAGCGCGGACTTGAGTATACTACCGAAGATATAGGGCATCTTATGCCTACAGATTGGATTAAGAAAATTGGCTTTGTTCCTCGAAGCGTGCCACAGATTTTTGCTGACGATACTTATCTCGGCGGATTTACAGAGTTTCAAACATTTATAGACACACTGGCCTACTAGGAGCCATAATCCTGGGATTTACTACTAACCGAGTACCGAAAGGACTCAAGCGTACCGAAAGGACGCAATTCATAAAAGGAGACACTTTATGACTAAATCATTAGCAGTGGCTGACCTACAAAAGTTCATGTTAGGTTTTGACCGTTTCGTAAACGATTCAAATGTATTTTCTTCCGCACTTGATGGAGGATATCCGCGTTTTAATATCATTCGAGTAGGAGAGCATGGCTTTCGAGTTGAGCTTGCAATACCTGGATGGAATAAGAAGGATATTGATATTCATCTCCACAAGGGCCTGTTGACGGTCGAAGGAGCGCACAAGCAAGAAGAAAATCCGAATGAAACTTATATCCATAAAGGATTGAGTGGTAAATGTTTTAAACGGACTTTTGGCGTAAGCGAACACATCAAGCTAGATCGTGCCTACATGGAGCGTGGTCTGCTGTGCATTGATCTGCATGAAGAACTTCCTAACGAATTGCAACCCCACAAGGTTACAATCGAATAGGAGAAAAGTGTGAGCAAGCGTGAAGAATTTGGAACTATGTTTAGTTCTATAATTATTGTTGCATTAGCTCTAGCGCCTCTCGTGGTGTAAGGGCAGTAGCGGGGTCTCAACGGGCCCCGCTTCTTTGAGAAAAGTATGATACCAATTATTGATGGAGTGGTAAAACTAGGCATAACGTGGCTTGAAGGAAGAAATAAGAAGATCGCTGCAAAAGCTGAAGCAGAAGCCACCGTCCTAGTAAAATCAGCAGATAGTCTCGCAGACTGGGAAAAGATACAGGCACAAAATGCAGGAACAAGCTGGAAGGATGAGTGGCTTACATTATTGTTTAGTATTCCTTTAATTATGGCATTTATTCCTTCAATGGTTCCATATGTAGATAAAGGCTTTGAAGTTTTAAAAGGAATGCCAACATGGTATCAGTATGCACTTTCTGTAGTAGTTGCCGCCTCTTTTGGTATAAGATCCGCAATTGGGTTTATGAGAGCAAAGAAATGAAAAGTTATTTTTCAGAAGACGAATTAAGATGTCAGTGCGGATGTGGAGGATTGAAGTTTGACCCAACCGTACTTTCAAAACTAAATCATATTCGAGAAGAGTATGGAAAACCAATGATTGTTACAAGCGGTTATCGCTGCGAAGAACATCCCATCGAAGCAAGAAAAGCATCGCCAGGTGAACATACAACTGGAACTTGCGTAGATATTGCTTGCCGAGGTTGGGATACTGCAAGACTTACAGAGCTTGCATTAAAATATGGCGCCACTCGAATTGGATGGAATCAGAAAGGAGATTCTCGATTCATTCATATCGGTTGGTCAACAAACTTTCCAAAAGGGACTTGGACATACTAATGAAAATTTTTACAGCAAAAAGCGAAATAGAGCAGTACGAAGATACACGATACTGGAGAGCACTTCCACAGGTTGTACCTTCTGTAGTATTTAAAACACGAGTACGAGATGAAAGCATTGGAGGAGACAACCCCTACCGATGGCAAGACGTAGATATTTTTGATCTTTTTGGCCATAGGAAAGTTTTAGTATTCTCCCTGCCAGGCGCTTTCACGCCAACGTGTTCGACTTATCAACTACCAAACTTTGAGAAATTAGCTCCAGACTTCTATGCAAAAGGATTTGATGAAATTTACTGTGTATCTGTGAACGATGCTTTTGTGATGAACAAGTGGGCAAAAGAAAACAATCTTGAGTACGTTCGTGCAATACCAGATGGCAATGCTCAGTTTACAGAAGGCATGAACATGCTTGTAGACAAGGAAAATCTTGGCTTTGGCAAACGCTCCTGGCGCTATGCTTGTGTAATTGAAAATGGTAAACCTACGACATGGTTTATTGAGGAAGGCAAAGAAGACAACTGTGCCGACGATCCCTACCTATATACCAATCCTGAATACATCTTAAATAATGTATGATATGGAGACTTTGGGCCAAAGCACTGGGAGAGAAAGCCTCTCAGTGCGATAAAGAAGCAGATCGTATTGCAATGATACGAACTATAATTGTGCTTGTAAACTTTATTACCTGCTTCTTTATTATGGCTAATGCTATACACCACTGGTAAATAATTCTTGACATTTATCGCTATCTTTGATATAATATACACTTACCAAACCAGAGGTAGCTATGAATTTATTTTATGTAGACGAAGATCTCGACAAGTGCGCAGAGTATCACGTTGACAAACACGTCAACAAGATGCAGTTAGAAGCCGCACAGATTCTCTGCACAAATGTAATTATCGACCACTTACTCGGGTACGTACCTCGCAATCTCACAAAAGAAGAGAATGCCGTGTTGTCCGAGTATCGAAAAGAAAACAAAGAATTACCAATGGAAGAGCGATTTGTTCCGTACCTTCCCTGCCATCAAAACCATCCGAGCACAGTATGGTGTCGTACCTCACTAGAAAACTTCTACTGGACGCACTGCTATGCAAATGCTCTTGGTAGCGAATCACACTATCGCTATGGCACAACTCACAAAAGTTTGACAGTCATCAACAATCTGCCAGAGCCAAAACAGATGAAAGATATTGGCTTTACTACGTTTGGGCTTGCAATGCCAGATCAGTTGAAAGACTATGATGACCCA